GTTATAGATATCATGAAATATATTGAGCATTTTAAAGCTCGTGTATATACTGGTCTTGGTGTTAGTCCAGTTGCTATGGGTGAACTTAGTACATCAAATAGAAACTCATCTGAAGCGGCATATGTTGGAATGCAAGCTATTACTATATCATATCAACAGATATTATCTGAAAAACTTGAGATGGAATTACTAAAAGAATTAGTATTAGATGGTGGATTCGATCCACAAAAATTTGATTATAGTATTAGATTTAATGAAATTGATTTAGAAGCAACAATTAAACGTGAAACTCATATACTTCAAAAATATCAATCTAATTTAATAACTATAGATGAAGCAAGAATTCAAATGAAAATGGAAGAAACTAAAGTTGATGTTAAAGGGTTATATATGAATCAAATTCAAATACCTCTTATTAATGCTGAAGCAAAAGCTAGTGCTGCTGCTCAAATTAAAATTCAAGAAAATGCTGCAGCATTACAACCAGCTGAAGAAAAAGTAAATCATCCTGAAACTACTACTACTGTAACTAAACAGTCTGCTAGTAAGACATCTGGTGCTAAACAGACAACTACTGTTACTAAAAAAGGACCACATGCACTTGCTGGTAATATGAGTAGTAAGGCATTGACTAAATTAAAAACTGCAGAGAAAAAAGTATCAGGAAAAAGTCAACCATCGAATCAACATGGTAAACAACTTAGTAGACCAGTTTTCAAAAAAGATGAAATTGAAGATTTATTAAGTTTAGTAGATAATTTATCTGTTAATTTATTAGATAATCAAGAATATAAATCTAATTTAAATAGAGATACATTTTATCAAAAAACAATAAAACTATTTGAAAATACTATACTATCTATTGTAGATTATGATACTAATAATGCAAACGAATTAGTTGAATTATATAAAATACGAATTAAGGATAGAGTTGATAGATTAAACACTATTGATTCTCAAGAAAATTATGATTATATAATTAAATCTATTTTAGATGAAATTAGATCATTATACGATTATACGGAGAATAATTATGAAAACGAATACGCTGAATGATCTAATATCTAAGTTAGATTTTATTGATGTTAATATTAATGCTACGCATTTAAATTACGTTAATTCAAATTCACTATTATATACTGTTGATGCTGCTAAGGTTGGAGCTAAATCGTGGCTTGCACCTTATAAAAAACCACAACTACTTTATCATGATACACATGTAGATGCTGTTGGTAGAGTAACAGATTATACTATAGAAGATAAAGCAACTATAAAAGATGAACCAGATAACTTTGTTAAATTGACTGTTCGAATTACTGATAAGGATGCAATAGCAAAAGTTGTAAAAGGTATATACTATAGTTGTAGTGTTGGAAGTTCTGCTTCAAAAGTTCGTTGTTCACACTGTGATCAAATATTAACAGTAGATGGTTTATGTGAACATGAAAAAGGCACAATGGTTGATGGTAAAAAAGTTTATTGGATTGTAGATAGTATCTCATATAAAGAGAATTCTTTTGTAAATAATCCAGCAGATTCATATTCACGAATTACATCAATTAATATTGGTGATGGTTGGGTACCTTATGAAAAATTTCTTACGGATACAGAAGAAATTTTAAATAATTATATTATGGAGGATAATATGCAAATGACTGATGCTTTAAGCACAGAAGCAAGAAATAAATTATCTGATTCAGTGTTCTGTGGTCCTGCTAGAAGTTTTCCTGGACATGACCAAGCTCATGTTACTGCAGGTCTACAACTTTTAAGTATCGCAGATTTTTCTGAATCAACTAAAAATAAAATTAAATCTAGCTTGTACCGTAAAGGTAAAAAATGGGGAATAGTTCCTACAGCAGATGAATTAAAAGAAATTCCAGATCTTATAACATATCGTTTATCTGATTCTTTTTCTGATGAAGAAGTATCAACAATAACAGCATACTTAACAGATAATGTTGATGCTGACCTTGTTGCTAATGGTGAAAAAACTGATACATCTGTAGTTGTTAATGATTTTGAGTATACTATTAATAGTTACGATGAAATCAAACTAAAAGAAAAAGATGAAATTCTTGCTTTTTGTGATGAATTAGTTACACAATATAAACTTTTAAGTGATAATGTTAATAAACTAACAACTATAGAAACTAATGTTACTACTGTTGAAAAAGAATTAAAAGATGAAATTGTTAAACAAAATACTATACTACAAAGTAAAGAAGATGAAATTAAGAAATTAATGAAAGATAATGCTCATCTAGTTGTTGAAAATAAAAAGATACTTATTGATAGTATCTTGGATTTTAAAAGATATACTGGTGACAGATCTGCGGAATTCGCAAAATATGATTCACGAAAAACTGATAGCTTAATGGATACATTAGTTGATTTTAGAAATGAAGCAAATATTGACATTCCACAAATTAAAGATACAACATTGAAAGATTCACAAGAATCAGTCATAAAAAATACTAGCGAAAAAAGTCTTACTGATGACTCTAAACTATCTAAGATTGATCGCTTTTTTAAAAAAAATATTCTAACGGAGGAATAACATGCCTATTGAAAATTTTCAACTAAATTTAGAGGCTCAAAATACTCATAACGTTCCTACTAGAGATCGACTAAAAAAATGGGCTAAAACCCCTCTTGCAAAAAGAGCTAGATTTGAAGTCTCAGAAGGAATTCGTCCAGCAGAATATTTCGCTGTCTATAAATACCTTCCAGTAATGGAAAAAGATATTACACATGAAGATTACACTGTAATACCTAAAGGTCGTATTTTAGCATCTCTTTCAGTTTATGATACTACTCCAAGTGGAATCAAAGCTGTAGGAACAAGCGGAGTATTATATGGTTATAATGACCGAGTAAATGGTGGAGTAGGTAGCTACTCACAAGATGAATCATATTTCGGATATGATGATTATATTACTAACTTGGTAATTCCTGCTAACGGTGGAACCGATACTAAATTGTATTATTCTGCACTGGATGTTGAAGCTGGAACTCTTAAAGTAGACGGAACTTATGCTGCTGCTGGTCAATACGTTGACGTTGCTGCTAATGCACCTATTGGTGTTGCGTTCCATGACTGGTTCCAAGATATTCGTGGTAAATACTTAAATTATAGAATGTGGCCTGATGGCGGACATGTATTAACTGACTGGTACGTTGAAGTTCCATTTGTTATTGAAGCTAGTGGTGTTGCTGTTTCTGTAAGAGGAAAATCAGCTGATAATGCAGCTAGACGTGAAGAATTTAGAAGCGTTGCTTCTCAATATGCTTACATGACTGTTGATTCACAAACTGAAATTTTAAAACCTGGTATCTATGTTAAATCTGATGCTATTGGTAATTATCAACCACAAGACGTTACTGCAACTGCAATGGCAACTAGTATGACCGTTCAGACTGTTGGTAAAGTAATTGGTATTGATACACGTTTCCCTAAATCTGGTCTTAATGATGTTCAAACATATCCTGGATCACGTATGCCTGGTACACAGACTGCTGGACTTCCAAGTTTCTTATTTGAATTTATTGTTGCGACTGAAGTAGCAAATGGCAATAACCCTACAATTGAATCAGTTTTAGGTCTAGTAACTAGCGGTAAATACGGTATCGCTCGAATCCAACTTCTGGTATCATAAGGAGAACACCATGTATATTAAAGACGAAGTAGCTCTAAGAGATTTTAAAACCAATGAAGATCGGGTTCTGTTTAATAGCGTATATAGTGCATTTACAAACCGTGGTCTTATGCAAGATGAAAAAGGTGATACTGAATTCTTCGAATTGAAGGACTTAATCACTACTGAAGATTTAACTCGTTTCATCCCTCAAACTGTTGAAACCGTTATTCGTGAAGCAATTGAACCTAATTTGTTTATTGTTGACAAATTGTTCCAAACAATTAATATCCCTCGTGGATCTCGTGTTCAGATCGGTGCTATTGGTGCTATGGAAGCTGGACGTGTTGGTCAAGGTGGAGAATATCCTGAAAAATTCGTAGATATGGATGGTGGTGACATGATCGCATTAACCACTGACAAACACGGTCTTAAAATTTCTCTTACAGAAGAAGTTCTTAGAGAAAATTTATTTGATGTTGTTGGTCTTTGGCTTCGTGCTGCTGGTCGTGCATTAGCACGTCATAAAGAACGTTCTGCTGCTAAACTTATCAATGAAATGGGATATGATATCTTCGATAACAAAGCTCCAAGCAATGCTTATATCGGTACAACTACTGGTAGAAATATCGCTGGTTTGGGTAATGGTTCTATACCTACAAATGTTATATTTGAAATTTATACATATTTACTTCATAGAGGATTTAATCCAGATAC